GTCGTACAGGCCGTTCAGGTCTGCCGTCACGGCTTCCAGCTCGGTTTCGGCGTCTTTGGCCTTGGCTTCGGCCTTGTTCTGCATCTTCCAAGCTTCTTCCTCGCGGGCTTCGGCGGCGTCTACCTGTTCCTTCAGCTGGCGGTTCTGTTCGGTCAGTCCGGTTACGTCCGCCTGTGCGGCATCCCTCTGGGCCTCGGCGGCGTCGGCACGCTCTTTCTCGGCTTTGAATTTAGCCATGAGTTCCTGATACTCTTTATAGGTAGTGATGTCACCGGAGAAAACGGCCTGCTTGACCTCCTGCGGGGTGCTCGGCTTGGCCGCAGCATATAGCAGCTTCATGGGTCGGACATCGAAAATGGACTGCCCGTCAATCTGGATATTGCCGAACTGTTCGGCAATATGTACCATGTTGTCACCGGTGTCCCGGCTGATTCCGACTACATCACACCACTTGCCCCAGGTGCCGTTTTTGTTGTTGGCGCACAGGTCGTGGGCGTGCTTGGCTGCCATGATGCGTGCCATGTTGCCGGTGATGAAGGTCTGTGCATCCTGCAACAGCAGGGCGTTGGTCTGGTCATCTGCACCAAAATCAAAGCTGGGTGCAGCGGGCTTGTCCTCGGCTGTGGCCGCTGGGGAAGCGGCCTGTGCGGGCACCACCGCCTTTTCCTCCACCGGGTCGATGGGGGCATTTTTGCAGGGCTGAGCGTTCTGCAGAGCGCTCTTCAGGATATAGTCCACCTCGTAGTCCTCCAGCGCCTGGAACTGCGACGGATCCGACAGGAAGTCCTCCGGGGTGAGCAGCTTATCATATTCGTGGTTCAGGTTGTACTTCTTGGCCAGCAGGTGGCTTTCCTTCCAGATGCTGCGTCCCTCGTCCCAGAACCAGAACCGGCCGCCGTGGTAGGCGTACAGCCGGTCGTTCGCCAGCTTCTTGCTGATCATATCCATTTGCATTTCCTCCGAAAATGTGTTATCCCTCGGGGTGATGGGGCTTGCAAATTCCATCACCCTTTGGGCTCGTCCGTGCTGCGAACACGGGCGGGCCTTTTTGGTTTGCGGGGCAGGCTGTCCACCTCGCTGCGCGGGATGATCTCCCGCTGGCAAATGTACTTGACGTGCTGCCTGCCGTCCTTGAGCCAGTGGCAGACGGAAGCGGCAAAACTGTTGGCGCTGGCGTAGCCCAGCCGCCGGGCGCACATGGCAGCCGTGCCGCTGGCCAGCAGGTCGCCGGTTTTGGCGTCCCACACGGTGTACCAAAAGGCATTGTTGACAAGGTCAGGCATGGCTTTCAGCCTCCATGAGCTGCAGTACACTGTCCAAGTCCTCAAGTACAAGGACATAGACCTCAATTCGTGCTTCGAGCTTATAAAGCTCAGACGCCCAGCGGGTCGTTGTCATGGCATTGCTGTCTTGCTGGCAGAGCTGCCCGTACTTCTGCTGCAGGCTTTCGACATACTCTTTGGCGGTCACGGTCACCCCACCTTCTTCCGGCCCTTCACGGTGTTCTGGGGCTCCTTGTGGACCTTCTTGCGGGCCCGCTCTTCGGCGTCCTGGGCGGCAAAGCCCAAGCGCATGAAAAAGACAGCTGCCAGCACCAGCACCAGTGCGGTGACGAACTCGCCGTCCGAGACGGGCTGGCCCAGCTGGGCCCCGCCCTCAATGCCCATGGCGTACAGCAGGCCTGCGCCCAGACAGGCGGCTGCCAGCACCTGCAAAACGGTGGATTTGATTCTCATGCCTCTTCTACCTCCCAAGGACAGTCTGCGGTGGGTGTGCAGTCGTCCAGCGACCAGCCTACGACGGGGTGCCACTCACCGTCCGCGAAAATCTGCAGGCCGGTGTGGTGCTCGTCCCGCGTGCGTCCGCCCAGCTGGTAGTGGCCGGATGCCGGGCTCCCGTCCCAACGGAACCATTTGTTCCAAAACAGCGGTGCAATGTACGGCAGGCCGATGGGGGCCTGCGCCCGCTCTCTGGCGGGGATGATGGTGGTTGTCATGATGTCCTCCTTACTTGTAGCTGCGCTTCTGGACGCTGGTGCGGCCATAGCGCATGAAGTAGATAAAGCCCAGACGCGGGATGCGGATGGTGCTGCCGTACAGGATCACCGGGAAGCCCAGGGCTCCGGCGTCGATCTGCGCTTGGCTGCGGATGGACTGCACGCTGCAGCCCAGGAACTGCGCCACCTGCTCGGCGGTCAGGGTCTGCTGGGGGTAGGTCTCCAGCTCGTCCAGCGTGGCGGGGAACGGGGTCTTTTCCATAGATCATTCCTCCTTCTTGTCCGGCAGGGCGATCTCCATCGCCGTCTGCATGATCTCGTCAAAGCCCGGCAGGCCAAAGGCTACGATGCTCAGCTGGTCAATGCGGCTGTTCAGCTCGCCCTGCGCCTGCTGCACAAGGTTCTCCGCTCTGCGCAGCCGGTCGCAGGCACCGCCGTACAGGGACTTCCACTTTTGGAAGTGTTCCTTGAAATCGTCCCGGTCTTTGATGAAGTCGTCACGCATGGCCGTGACGTTGGCCAGGGCGGCCTTGGCTTCGCTCACGGCCTGAATGGCGGCGTTCAGCCGGGTGTTGGTGGCTTCCAGCTGCTCGATGTGCTGCTTGGCCTGGAAGCTCTCGTATGCGCCGGTCTTGTGGATGGCGGGCAGCACCTCGCTGGTGACCCAGTGCTTGAAGGCCTTGGCCTTGGGCATCTTGCTGCTCAAAATCAGGCTGTACAGGCCGCTCTCGTTGATGAGGGCGGTCTTAGTGGCACCGGAGAGGGTGTCGTGTTTCACGATCCCAGCGCTTGCAGAGGGCACATCCCTTTTTTGGGTATCTGCCCCTTGCGGCAGAACCTCAAGTCGTTTGTCCTCGTCGTCAACGTGCTTGAGAATGGCGTTGCTGGGATTCTTGTACCCCAGTGCAATGGCAACGTCCTTGCCGACCAGCCAGGGCGTGCCGTTGATCTCCACGGTGCGCACCTGCCCGAACTCGGGGTTTGAGAATGTGGTTAAGTCGTTCATGTGGGTTTGACCTCCTTGTGGGTGGCTCCCTTCTGCGGTAGAATAGAGGGGCAGAAGGGAGGTGGAAATAATGGAACCTACGGCAAATGCGGGAATTTCTGTTTCAGACTGGTCATCGTTGGTAGCGATGGTTGTAGCAATCTGTGCATTGTTTTCTCCGGCTTTAACAGCCTTCTTCAACAATCAACATCAGCTTGAAATGAAAAAATTGGAGTATGAACATCAGGAACGCGAAGCACAGCAAAAGCGAGAATGCGAAATATATGAAGGTTATATTCGAGCTGCCGGTGCTGCGATTCAATATCAGACCAAAGAAAGCATTCAAACCTTTGGAGAGCATTCGGCTCTTGCAATGTACTATGTACCAGAAGAATTACGCGCTGATATGGTTTTGTTGGAAAAGCTCGCGCAACGTAGAGAAAGCTATGATGATTTGCTTGTAAGAAAAGTGGAATTGCTGAATAGAATCATTGTTAAAATGCGAGAGCTACGAGGAGCACAGTCGTCAACGCACCAACAATGATGGAGTAGATGGGATACCACGTCATGAGATCCGGCACGAGTTTCTTTGTGAGCAGATTGCACAAGACGATGACAGCCCAGAGTATCGGAATCAGCTTTAGCGTAAACACTGTGGACAATCCTCCTTATTCAGATTTATCCGAATTATGATATGGTAGCTCGACATTCTGCACCACCAGCTACTCTCTGCCGTCACGCCAGTCCGGTTGACCAACTCTTCCACAAGCTGCGAAGTCGGTACATCTTTCAGCGCCCAGCGTTCCTCTTCCACAGGTTCGCTGGGCTTTTTGTTGTTGTCCATCTTCTTCACCTCCTTGTGTGCACCTCGCTCCTGCGATACAATAAAAACAGGAAGGAGGTGGTAATCATGAATCGCGTTGTGGTAACGCACAAAGATGATGCACAGCGGTACATAAAAAGCGGTTGGACGCTTGAGAGTGAACATGAAGTGATTCTGCCGGGAATCAACAAACAGTACACGGAATGTACGCTGTACTGGAAACAGTCGGGCGAACCGGCTGCACCGGATGGGCCGGAAGTGGAGCTAAAGACAAAGGATGTCACACCCAGCCCAAAACGTAGACGATAGAGCCGTCTGCCGCAATCTTTGCATCAAAAGCTATCCAGTTGCCGCTGGATAGCTTTTTTACTACCTCGTTGCAGTCAGCGGTTTTGTAAATCCCCCGCACGGCACGTTCTGCGTCATTTCGGGGCGGTCGCTCCATGAGCGAGAGCGTCACGGGGTACGCAGGAATATCCGAAAGTTCCTTCATCTTCTTCACCTCCTTTGGAATGAACTTGCGAAAACTAAAGTTTTGCGGCAAAAAAATAAGCGGGGATTTCTGCGTCAGGGATTGCGAGGACACGGCATAAATCACGGATTTCGGTCTGAGTGAAGTCCGTGTGACCACGCAACTTTTTGTTTAAAGTTGTAGGAGAAATGCCGATTTTCTGCGCAACATCGCTCTGCGTCATACCTCTGGCGCGGATGCGGCCAAGCAGATTTAAGTAATCCATTTGTATCACCTCCTTGCCAATACTATACAACTTGCGATTTCTAAAGTCAATACGTTTTCTAAAGATTTTTGAAAAATATCTTGCGTTTTCTATAAAATGGCGCTATACTGTGAATAAGACATGACGGAGGTACGTTCAAATGAAAAAGAGCGATTTCGCAAGTCGGCTATCACAGGCTCTCGAGGCACGAGGGATGAAGGCCGCAGACCTCTCCAAGAAAACGAAGGTAGCAGAAGGCACTATAAGTTGTTATATAAATGGACGCTATGAGGCAAAGCAAAACCGTGTGCAGGTCTTTGCTGAGGCGTTGGACGTGAATCCGGCATGGCTCATGGGCTATGATGTACCAATGGAAGCGGAGCGCTCCCAGCCCGCCCCCGCACCCCGTCCCATCCCGCCGGGGTTTGTGGAGATGCCGGAGATGGTGCAGGTGCCCCTGATTGGAAGCATTGCGTGCGGTACGCCGATTACGGCAGAGCAGAACGTCAAGAGCTACATTGGCGTCCCGGCGGCGTGGCACGCAGACTTTGCGCTGGAATGCCATGGAGACAGCATGGCTCCTACTATCTGCGATGGTGACGTGGTGTGTATCCGCAGCCAGCCGGAAGTGGAGCAGGGCCAGATCGCGGCCGTGCGCATTGGAGAGGAAGCTACCCTCAAGCACTGCTACTACCAGAACGGCGTGGTGCAGCTGATCGCGGACAATCCGTCCGTCTGCCCGCCCATGGTCTACACCGGCCCGGATCTGGAAGATATTGCAATCGAGGGACTGGCCGTGGGCTTTTGCCGTGGGCTGGTGTGAGATTCATTGATTTTTTTGTGGTGAATGCAACACTTATTTTGAAAAAACTTGACCTTCATTAACGGAAATGGTATAAATCCGTTAATGAAACTATGATTTGACTGCTTTTTTATTGTTTTTTGGGTAAAAATGAATGTGAGGTGATAAAATGCAGTACGAGTCGCTCTATAAGCTCCGTTACAAAGCACCGCAGGATTATGAATCAATCTATCAGGAGCGCTTTTCGCAGCAGGACACCATTCATCTGGACTTCATGATCGGGGAGCATCCGGCCTTTATCTGCCAGAGCACGGAGATGCTGCACATGATCATCCGCATTCACAAGGCGGATAAAAACATTCGTGCACTGCGCGCAAAACTTCCGCCGGTGGCGATCGGGCAGTTTACAATGAAGTGCCTCATTGATGAAATTGTGCTCACCAATAAAATCGAAGGTGTCAACAGCACCCGGAAAGAAATCACAGAGGTTCTGGAAAAGCTGAGCGAGAAAAAATCGGATCGCCGGTTTCATGGGTTGGTCATGAAGTACTCAATGCTCATGGACTGCGCATCCCTCAAGCTGGATACCTGTCAGGATGTGCGTGACATCTACAATGACCTTGTGCTGCGGGAGGTCATCGAGGAAGATCCGCATGATGCTCCGGACGGTGTGATTTTCCGGAAAGAGGCGGTTTCTGTGACCAATGCTGCGCAAAAAGAGATCCATCAGGGCATTGTTCCAGAGAGTGCAATCCAGTCCGCAGTGCAGACGGTGCTCGATTTCATCAAGGACGATTCCATTGATTTACTCATCCGGACCGGTGCAGCACATTATCTGTTTGGCTATATTCACCCGTTCTATAACGGAAATGGCCGGCTGTCACGGTTTATCAGCAGCTTTTTGCTGACGCAGGAACTTGACCCGCTCATTGCATACCGGCTTTCTTACACCGTAAAAGAAAACCTTACGCAGTATGATGATGCGTTTAAACTCTGCAATGATCCGCGCAATTACGGAGATATCACACCGTTTGTTCTTTGGTTCCTGGAAGTTGTGCAGGAAGCCATCGTGAAGTTGGATTCGGCATTGTCTGAGCGTGCACATGATCTTGAGCGTTATCGCAGCCTTTTGAAGCAGAGTGCGATTCTTAATACAAAAACGCTGTATGAGCTTTCGTATTATCTGATTCAGGCGAGTTTGTTCTCAGACGAAGGAACCTCAACCAGCACACTGATCGCCTGCACCGAGCTTTCTCGCACCACCTTGATGATCCGTCTGAAAGAGATCGAGCAGTATGGACTTCTCCTTGTCCAGCGGTCTGGCAAGGAAAAAGTCTACAAACTGAACCTCGCCAAGTTTGAACAACTTGCGAATGGCTAAAAAAACGCCCCCGGTGCTACCAACACCGAGAGCGTTTGCAGAATGGCTTGCCCACAAGGGTACAAGACAACCTAACCAACTGTTATTGTACTCCAAAAGGGCAGGCTTGTCAAAGTGTACCCTTCTGGAGGTGAAAAGAATGTTTGAATGCCCGAAATGCCGCAAGGAACTGCCAGACGGTGCAGCATGGTGCTGCTGGTGCGGCGCAAAGCTGATGACCACACGGAAGCCCCGCGCCCGGTCGAACGGGGAGGGGAGCGTCTACCAGTACGGCAATGCCGGCAAGTGGCGTGCTGAGATCAACATCTATAAGGATGGTGTGCGTTACCACAAGATCCGCAGCGGCTTCAAGACCAAGCGGGATGCCGTGCAGGCCCTGCCGGAGATGCGGGAGCTGGTGCTGAACGGGCAGGAGTTTGCCCAGGATGCCACCCTGCAGGAGCTGTGGGAGATGATCTGTGCGCAGACCCTGCCCAAGCTGAGCAAGGACAAGGCCAGCCACTACCGCACAGCCTGGGCGGCGCTGGAGCCGCTGAAGAACGCCAAGATCCGGAACCTGCGCTATGCGCACCTGCAGCCGATCGTGGACGCCCGAGAGGGCGGGTACTACCCCAAGCGGGATATCAAGGCCCTGCTGGGCAAGATGTACACGCTGGCTCTCAAGTACGAGTATGCCGATAAGGATTACTCCAAGCTGCTGGATCTGCCGCCGATCAGCGCCAGCACACGCACCGCCCTGACCGAGGACGAGGTGCAGCGGATCTGGCAGGACTACGATGCCGGCCACGAGTTCAGCCGGTACTGGCTCATCATGGCCTACACCGGAATGCGCACCGGTGAGATGCTGACCATCCTGAAGGCAAATACCCATCTGGCCGAGCAGTACTGCACCGGCGGCATCAAAACGGACGCCGGCAAGGCTCGGCAGATCATTTTCCCGGACAAGATCATGCCGCTTGTGCGGGAGGCCTACCGCAGCGGCACCAAGCGCCTGTGTGAGGCGGACGAGAAAACCTTCTATGCCGAGTGGCACGACATGGCCCAGCGTGTAGGCCTGCAGCCGGATATGACGCCGTACTGCCTGCGCCACACCACGGCTACGCTGCTGGCTGTGGAGAAGGTCGCCCCGGCAATTATAAAGGAAGTGCTGGGCCACACGGACTATGCGGTCACGCTGGGCTACACTCACATCCCGCTGGAAGAAAAGCTGGACGCGATGAACAAGTTGAAGTGATCAGCCGCGTGCAAGATCGTTGTACAGCATTTCGAGGAACTGTACAGCACTGGGGCAGCCGTCCAACGGATAGCCAGCCAGCTCCTGCACACGGGAAGGGTTGGTGTGCCATGCGGTCTGCGCGGCACGCCGGATGGTGCTTTGAATGGCCGTCCAGTCACTGCATTGCTTGTCAGCAATCGGCTCATAGACCTCTTTCTGGACAGCTTCCAGCCGGTCCTCTTGTTCCCAGATAAGCCGCAGGCAGTCGGCAATGATGGAGTAAGAACGCATACTGCGGATGATGCCCAGAGGCCGGAGTGTCTGAGCAATGCGCAGCGAGAGCGTGGAAGAATCAGTGATTGGCAC